AACTTAGAAGCATAGCGCAGTGCAACAAACATATGTTTAAAATAAGACTCATTCTCTTGTTCTAAATGCTTGTAGTTAATTTCCATTGTTATTGTACCGTTCTTCATATTGTTCTCTTAGCCATTTAGTATGTGTCATATAATAGACTTCGAAGTGTTTGTAAGGTCTTTGCCCATGTTCACGTCTCTCGTGGCAGTTCTCATCGTATAACCAACGACAGAAATCCATGAATGCTTTGTTATTACTGTCTAGTTCTTCATTCGACATCTTCTACATCTATTATAGTGTTTATTTCTTTCTTGGCGGGTAGAATGAACACACCACCAGTTGAATTATGATTTACTTCTAGACGTTCCTTTTTAGTTACTCCAACACGATCCAAGATTGTCTGTGCTGCTTGTAGTTTATTAGCTATTTGTGGAATAGGCCTATCTGTTTTCATAATATCGACTAGTTTGAAAGCTGCTTCAGGTGCAGAGTTCGCTAAAACATCAGTGGCTAAGTCTATTATCTCATTCTTTAAAGCTTTGACAACTTGATAGTGGCTGCCTGTGCTGTAGCCAGCTAGTTCTGCAGCTTCTTTCGGGTTACCGTTAGTCTCTATTAAACAGTCTAGGAACTTTTGTTGTTTCTTTGTTAGTATTTTAGAATTGTTTTTAGGTTGTAAGTATGTGTTTACCATTATGTTTATATATTATAGGACTGGTTAACGAACTTGTCAAGTCTTTTTTAAAATAAATAGTACTTGACAAAACTTAAATCTGCCTGTATAATATACTAAGATATGCCCAGGGTTGCATACCTCTATGTACCTACATATCTGTTCATTCTAAATTACCTTATTATAGCGCATAGTCTCTGTGTGTATGTGTGTGTATATATAGTATATAAGGTATGCCGCATTTTTCAAGTTAACGACTTAAAAACTTCTAAAAATATTCGACCACTACATATATATAGGGGAGAGGGTGGTGGCCACGTGCGTACCCTTCGCGCGTGTGTGCGTTTCTATAATGTAGCTAAAACTTTTCAGACTTCAAAACTTCACAGCTTCTAAACCTTTCCCAGAGATCCAAACAAACTTGTAACACTTTCAAGACTGACAAGACTGACAAGTTAACAAGCAACTAAAAATCTTAAAAGTTTTAATATCTTTATTTTAAAACTTCACAACTTTGCAGTCTTTTCAATCTCTTATCTAATAATTTTTCCTGGTGTTTGGATAGTCATTATCAATCATCAATTAAGAACTCTTTAGAACTCAAATAAGAGACTCACAGATATGTATATGTTTATCACTTTTGAAAGTGACAAAAGAGCAAAAATATAAACGATTGACTGATTCCTATTTTTATTGATATTATTCTTCTTATCAATCAGCGGAAGGTTCAATTACGGGACTGGCTCAAGGTTGAAAGTTAGAGTTAGATTTATAAGAGTGATAAATGGCTACTATGTGCGGAATCGTAAAAAAGATCATTATTCTTTTGTTTGGTGTTGTTGCTGATTACTTAGTTTTTAAAACTGACTAATCAAAAGGTGAAAAAATGGCTACAGCTAAAAAAACCAAAACAACAACAAAAACCAAAACAGTAAATTTTCTAGATGAATTTATCGGATTAATTGATTCAATTATTCTTGATACTTTTAATCGTGAAAATTTAAATGAGTCTTTAGGCTCTACAAATGAAAAAGGTGTTGGTTATAGACCGCGCTTGTTTCACATGTTAGAGACTTTTGCCAAAGTTCAACAAACGGGATTTAAAACTCTAGATCAAATTGATAATACATATAGACAACTATGTGAATTGGAACATCTAGACATTACAAATCCTAATGCAAAAACTAGGCTAAAATGGACTAATCGATGGATTAAAAAAGCTGATAAGGAATCAAGACAAAAAGTACCGCAAGCGGTTACTCAAATGTTTACTGATTTTAGATCATGCTTTAAATCTACAAAAGAAGGTGGATTAATTACTAAACCAAAATTTCTTCCTATAGAAATTAAAAAGGATGGTACTGAATCCAAACCAAAAAGAGATAGAACTCAAGAGTTCGATATTTTCGGAAAATTTAATTCTTATCAAGACATGTTAAAAGCATTGAATGAATCAAGAGAAAAATTAAAAGATCCAGAAATAGAAGATTTAAAATCAATGTCTAGATATGCGTTATCTTACATTTATAAAAATCCGACAAGAGTTAAATCTTTTAACTTAGGTTTTATTGAATTGTGCGCTTATTTGGATATTCCAATTTCTGCACCAATAAAAGAAACCAAAAATAAAAGAACTAAAAAGATTACTGCTAGAAATAAAAAATCTAAAGAAAAGTAATTTATTAGTTTTTAATATTAACTAGGTTTTAAAGCTGGGTAATTGGTGACAACATCAAACAAAAGGATAATGATTATTAAAATAAGGAAAAACTATGATTATTAATAAAATTAAAGAAGAAATTAATATTTTAAATAGTGAGTATGAAAATGGTTTGTTGTTTAGTTCTGATTATTTTTATCTATTAGAAAGTCTTAACAAAAGACTTAATAAAGCAAAAATAAAAGAAGTAAATTTTCAAAACATTAAAAAAGAAATAGAAAATTTTAATCGTATTCATTACATAAACTATTAAATAAAATAAAGGTTTGTCACTTTCAAAAGTGATGAACCTTTTTATTTTTCTTTTTTTTAAAAAACTATTTGTGTTATGCAAAAGTGAGAGAGAGAGAGAGAGAGAGATAGAGAACGGTGTGTGGGTATCACAGTTAGAGTTAATTAAAACTACCCAATTAAATGTGGTATGTGAATGAGTAACGGAGAGTGATTTACATAGCGGCAATCAGAAGGACACAACAACCGATGGTAATTCAGCCTGGAAATGTTGTTACTCTTCTTCTGGCCACATACTTGTATATATTTTTTAACCAATAACAGAGAGGTAAATGTGTTATGAAAATTGATATGCCGATATGGTTTGTGTTGTTTCAGTTTTGTGGGTGGATACTCATAGCTGGATATTTAACATTTAATTTGATAACCTTTTTATTGATGGGCATACTTACATTAATTTGTAGTTTGCTGTTGATAGAATTTTAATCTAATAATAGAGGAGTGAGAAGAGTGAGATGAATGAAATACCTGAAGAGGAACTATGGAGATTTTCTGAGAAGGAAATTATTTTAATGAGAACGGCATTAAATATGTTGTATCGTAATCTGATGAAATTGAAATCGGCTAATGAGATTTCGGGTGCATCTAATGATGATGTGAATATAATGCTAGATCTATCAGGAAAACTAATAGATAGAGTTTTATTAGAGGAAGTTTGCTTTGATGACTATCTAACTAACTATAACAATGCTGATGAGCATGAAATATATGGTGTGAATCCATTGGACTATGAGAAGTAAATAAAAGGAGGTGTCTGATAATGAACGAGGAAAAGCATAAAAAATATCTAGAGTCAGTAAAGAAAATACTTGATAGATTCAACATAACTGATAACGAATTTTATGAGCGTAATATAGCAAGCCTTCGCAACAACAAGTATGGTTATCCAAACTTTGTAGTTTCTTATGGAGATAGAGATAGTTATACAGAAGTTTTATATTTTGATGGAGATGACGGAAGAGCAATCATTAGTAATTACTGTGAGGTATTTGATGAGGAAGGCTGTCAAATAAAACTGCACGAATGTAATTGGTGTGATTTTGAATGGTCAACACTTAACGAAATCATTACTATTTTACAAGAAGTAGAGGAGTATTCTGATGAATAAATACACAGTGGCCACAGCCATGAGAGAGGTAGGTGGATTAGGTAAACCATCTAAGATGCCAGGTTTTTGTTACAGTTTACCAGCACAAGAATGTAAGGTAGGTAGTAAGCTGGTCAAGATAAAGGGTAGTGTTTGTCATAATTGTTATGCATTGAAAGGTAACTATAAAAGATTCCCTGCTGTTGGTAAGGCCTTATATAATAGGCTAGACCTAGTAGAGAACAATCCTAAATGGGTAGGTGCTATGGTTTTCCTGGTGAATTGGTATGCGAGTAAGACCACTCACTTTAGATGGCATGATAGTGGAGACATACAAAGTGTGAAGCACTTGACTAAGATTGTAGAAGTCTGTAAACTTACACCTAGTGTTAAGCATTGGCTACCTACAAGAGAAGCAAAGATGGTAAAAGAATACTTGAAAGATTATGGCAGCTTTCCTAGCAATTTGATTGTGCGAGTGAGTGCAACGATGGTAGATGGAGAGCCACATAAATTCCACGAGCATACAAGTACAGTTGTTACTGAGAAAACCAGTAAGAGTTATACTTGTCCTGCACCAACACAAGGTAACGAGTGTAAGGATTGCAGAGCTTGTTGGGATAAAGGGGTAAGCAATGTCGCTTACCTGGAACATTAATAAGCGAGGTAATAAAATGGAAATGGAAACATTGTTAGAAAAGGCACAGCTTTCTAACCAGGAAAAAGATATTTTGGTTGGTGAGATATGTGCAGAGTACGAGCGTTTGAGATATAATGGTAATGTACAACAAGTGATGGAGATCTATGATTGCGATACTGTGAACGGTTATGTCGAAGAAAAGACTAAGAAGTTTTTCAGAGGTGGTATGGGTTTTGCAGCTTACTTGGATATGTATTATTTAAGTAGATTAGGCGCAGTCTTGAGAAAATATAACGAAGAACAAAACAGAATAGGAGGATAGAAGTTATGTCACATTGGAGCAAAGATGCTATCGTTGAGAGAGCAGAACAAGATGCACTTGAGATGACAACAATAGAACTTGGTATGTTATTGATAGATAGAAATGAGAACCTTACTTGGGAGAACATATCTAAACACGTCAAGGATAAAGATGATCTGATAGATCAAGCAATAGAAATTCTGGTAGAGGACTACATGAACGAGAGTCCGTACTAACATGAACGTACTAAGTTTATTTGACGGCATGAGTTGTGGTCAACAAGCACTCAATCGTTTGGGTATTAAGTACGATAACTATTATGCAAGTGAGTTAGATAAGTATGCTATCCAAATAACTCAAAAGAATTTTCCTGATACGATACAGTTAGGTGATGTTTGTGGTGTTGTAGCCAAAGACCTGCCAAAGGATATAGATTTACTTTTGGCAGGTTCACCATGTCAAGGATTCTCTTTTGCTGGTAAGCAGTTGGCCTTTGATGATCCAAGATCAGCATTGTTCTTTGAGTTTGTTAGATTGTTACGAGATCTAAAGCCTAAGTACTTTTTGTTAGAGAATGTACGCATGAAGAAAGAGTATCTGGATGTGATCACTGAGCAAGTATCGTCTTGTTATACTTCTGATGAAGTAGATGATGAGTTCAAAGATATGTTTGGTAATGTAAGGTTTGAACCTATACTTATCAACAGTGCTTTGGTCAGCGCACAGAATAGAGTGAGATATTACTGGACTAATATACCTAATGTGCAACAGCCAGAAGATAAAGGTATTATTCTAAGGGATATATTAGATCTACAGGAAGATGATTTAATAGATAACTTAGAAGAAAAATCTCATGTTATTAAAGCACAATACTATAAAAATTCTAAGGCCAACTTTGAAACAAACAATGGTTTTAGAGCGACAGGGATTAGACAAGTAGGCACAGCAGTAGACATTAACAGACACGATATACTCAAGAGAGTCTACTCGCCTGATGGTAAGTCACCTACTCTTACTGCTCATGGTGGTGGAAACACAGAACCTAAAGTAATTGTTAAATCAATGACTGAAGTAAGGACACCTGAAGCCAACAAGATTAGAAGAGAACATATAAAGAAAACAGGTAAGGATTGGTCGCCTAGACACATGAGACACTTGGTAGAAAGAGATGATGAGAAATCAAATACGATTACAGCTTCAATGAGTAAGCAACACATCATAAAAGTGACATCGTTCAGAGAAGTTAGAACAGAAGAAGCTAAGAGGTTAAGAAAAGAAGTGAGAAAGAAAACAGGTAAAGACCACACTCCGTTTAGAGCTAAAAAGCTAGTTCCTAGAGAAGACGGAAAAGTTGGAACACTAACCACAAGTCTTACCAAAGACCACAAAATAAGCCTTACAAGAGATACAGACAAAGATGTACATTGGAGAAAGCTCACACCTTTAGAGTGCGAGAGACTGCAAACAGTTGACGATAACTACACCGAAGGAGTCAGCAATACTCAGCGATACAAGATGCTAGGTAATGGCTGGACAATCGATGTAATATCTCATATACTTAATCATATAAAATAAAAAGGAGGTTATACATATGGATAAGAAGAAGAACGATGCATCAGCACATAGATACTTTATGAAAGTACCTAACACTGATGAAGGCTGGCAACAAATAGAAGCAGCCAAAGAAGGACTCAACAAGGATAGGTATACCTTAGTATATAAATACAACGGTAAAAGTATTCCTGGAGTCTATAAGAGAGGCCACTACAATTGTGTTAAAAAATACGCAACACACGTAAGGGTTTATTTAAACGTAAAAGATAATGTACGAGATCGAGAATTTCTTAGTCGTAAGAAACAAGAAATGTATCGTAAGCTAGATAGACTAGAGCGAAACTACGAAATAGAAAGGAAAGAGATCGAGGATAATTATCTATATTGGTGGAGAGAATTATGATTTATTCTGATTATATAGCTACGATCATACGTAAGGCTTTGAAAGCTGATACTAAAATTGTCAGTGAGGTTGGTTACGTAGACGGAAGTGAATCTAATATTGTTAGAGGACCATTCAAAAAGAAGATAGAACTAACAGATCAATATGGTACTCAGTACCTTATAACAATACAAGAGACTGAATATACCAGTCCTGGGGGAAAGGTGTACACTTATGATGTCTGAAAAAGAACGACTTCAAAAATACATTGAAGAAATAGATGGAGAAATAAAACAACTTCAGAATATGAAACGTGTTAAATGTATTAAGCTTGCTATGCTTGAAGCACACGAAAGATACAGTGAGGATAGCGATGACTACCATGCATTTTTACACCAAAGAATTGATGACTTAATGGGAGAAATAAAATGGCAAAGATGAAAGCACTAATGATGGATGCTGAAAACGCAGTACTAGAAGTGGCTGACGAAGCCTGGAGAATGGTTATAGATGAGCTACCGCTTGTCTGGAATCCTAAGACCAAGCAGCCTAACTACGTGGATCGATTTATCAATAAGGTAACACAACTTTTAAAAGATAAAGGACATCCACTAGCTGAGAGTGAAGCAGTAGGTTTTGCAGCTTATAGGTACGTAATGGAAGTAGTCTATGGCTACGACTTAGATGGATAATTAAAAACCACACGACAATTTTATGTATGAGTATGCAAGAGGCTAAAGCAGACAGACTGTAAATCTGTTCCTTCAAGGTTCGTAGGTTCAAATCCTACCTCATACACAATATATAGGTGAAACGACAACACACCTTTTGATCTGTTGTCGAATTAAAGTGAGGAGATAGTATTATGACTAATAATATAATACAAGTCGATCAAACTAGGAACGAAGACTACGGTAACTTCTACAATGTTCTTGGCCTTGTAAAAGGCAAGTACGGTAAAAGAATCTATCGTAGTAGATGGCAAGTCCTTCGTACTGGATTAGGAACTGAGTTCCAATTCGGAAGAAGATACTTCACCATTAAACTAGTGTGATTTAGAACCCCTGGTGAGAACACCAAGCCTTAATAGAGGCTAAAGATTCGGGAGGATTTGGTAGGTATAAATTTAATCTATATAGGAAAAACACTATGAAAATGAACGACTTACACAAAGAGATCGATGATTTGTTCAGTGATTTTGAAAAACAATTAGATGAAAATAACTTTGGATTGTACATAGAACCACAACCCCTGAGACCTAACGATGATGTAAAGGTGGAACAAGAAGATGAAGATCCTAAAGAGTTAGATTTTAATACACTTGCTTTTTAAAAACAAACATGGTATAATCTATATATAATATATATAATATATATAAGGAATATAATAACTATGAACAATAATGTTATAAGTATTAAAGAATCTATAAAATATAAAAAGAATATAAAACATACATATTTTATAGACTTTATAGACTGGAGAAATTATACTCTCGTAGTCGATGCAAAGAATGAACAAGAAGCTATAGAGATAGCAACTCGTAAAGCTCAAGAGAATGATCTTGAAGATCTACTACCTACTAAGCACTTGTTTGAAATATTAAAAGTACAAACCCAGGAGGAAGATAATCATGAATGAAGGAAAAAAATTAACAACTGGTTGGTGCAGTATTTATCCAGTCAATGTAGGTGAAGGCGAGGTTGAAACATGGATTGGAAACATCAGAGAAGTAGGAGAAACAGAATCAGAGGTGGAAGTTCCAAGTTGGGATGAAATTAGTGGTATTGAAACTATTGAACACCATATTGTTCCTAATGAGTTTTTAACAATGAAACGCATGGCGCATGAATAAAATGAATAACGAAGAGGAGGCCTTCATCTGGAATGGTAGATGTTTGAACCTAAAGAATGTTACGGCAGCACGAGAGTATTTGAAACACTTTAAAGATATGTCAGTTGTTATTCGTTTGGACAACCAGGAAGACTACGACATACTGACTAAGGCCAAGTTCAAGATGCATGGTATGAAACGTGTAAAGATAATAGACGGAATAAAACATCCAAGAGAATATCATTTTGATTACAAACAAAGAAATAAAACTTGACAAATTTTAAATCTGTACCTACACTAGTTAGTACGAAATATAAAAAAGAAAAAAAAGGAAAAAGTGTAGCCTCACTTCGAGTCTAAAAGTTAAACAACACACACACATTACACCTAAACTAGGTTGGTTTAACTGAAACTGTTTCTGTAACAGATGAGTGCGTGAGGGCATTCATGACTCCTAAAACCCTCACACCTTTCTTCCTATTTAAAACCCTTATAAAATATTTCAAAATAAAGTATTGACTTTAGGTGGATGTTCGTGTATAATCCAGCTATAAGTTAAATAATTAACTGAAACAACTTCTAAATAAAAAGGAGACTTATATGTTACTAGAAGGAATAGCGTATTGGGTAAGCGCATTAAAACCCAACGACACTTTTGATCCACCAACTTATCAGTGTAGTTTGGTAGTCGATAAAGAGACTGCTGCTACTTATGAAGCTGATGGTCACAAGATCAAAGAGATTGATGAGCAACCTGCGTTGTTCTTCAAGAAGTATTACTTAAGGCCAGATGGCAGTACCAATCCACCAGTTCGTGTTGTGGATGCTGCTAAGAATCCTTTCGATCAGCCGATAGGTAATGGATCTAAAATCAGAGTTCAATTTCAACCTAAAACAGTTGAGAACAAATTCGGAATCTTTCACCGTTTGGATCTCCAAGCTATCCAGGTTTTGGAACACGTTCCTTACAGCGATGGAAGTGAAGATGAGTTTGATGTTGTTGATGGTGCTGATGATATTGAATTTTAAATAGGAGACCAAAATGAACGAAGAAGTTCAACAACAAGAACAACAACCACAACCTTATATCACTATTGATGATGTTCAAATCTCAGTAGAGGATCTACCAGAAGAAGCCAAAGGAATCTTTGGAAGACTTCAAAGGCTCAACCAAAAGAAAGCCAACCTTGTGCTAGACTTAGAAGAGCTACAAGCTGGAATCAATTTCTTTTCTGGTCGGATTGTAGATATTGTGAACAACGAAGGTTCTTCAGAAGAATCTGAGGTTGATGATGTTGACATAGAAGAGACAGATGCTTTTCCCCCTGAAGAAGATTAATCTGTGCAGGTAGGAAGTACCTTAGAAACTTCGGTAGGTGGTAGGCATATAAATTTTAAAATGAGGGAGCAAACAATGAGTACAGAATTTGTAGAATTATACAAACCTTGTCCTATTTGCAATAGTAGTGATGCGTGTTCTATTAACGAAGATGGATCAGCTAAATGTTTTAGTTGTGGAGATTTCTTTCCAGACTACTATAAAGAAATAGGAGAGGAGAAACCTATGGTTGCGACAGTAACTAACTTGAAAGATAAAAAGCAAAATACTTTACAAGTTCCAAAGAATGGAATCTTTGCACGTATAGAGCATCGCAATCTTTCTGAAAAGACAGCCAGAAAATATGGAGTTAAGGTTGTTCTAAATAGTATTGGTAAAGTAGTTGAACAAGTCTTTCCCTACTATGCTGACAACAAACTGGTAGCTACTAAAGTTAAATACGAAACAGCAGATGGAGTTTCTAAAAACTTTAAAGCAACTGGTGAGTTAAGAGAGAGTGGACTATTCGGAGAACAACTGTTCAAAGGTGGTGGGAAATATCTTACTATCGTTGAAGGAGAGTACGATGCTCTAGCTGCATACGAAATGCTAGGTTCTAAGTGGCCAGTCGTTAGTATAAAAACTGGCGCACAAGGAGCAGTAAGAGATGTCAAGAACAGCCTAGAATTTGTAGAGAGTTTTGATAATGTTGTAATCTGTTTCGATAGAGACAAAGCTGGACAAGAAGCTGCTAAGAAAGTGGCTAGGGTTCTTAAACCAAGCAAGGCTAAGATCATGCGTATTCCTAACGGATATAAAGACGCTAATGATATGATCATGGCTGGTGCTAAGAGTGCCTTCAATCAATCCTGGTGGGAGTCTAAGACATACACACCTTCTGGTGTTATCAATGTCTCAGAATACAAGATGAAGTTCATGAACAGAGAAAAGAAACCAAGTGTTCCTTATCCTTATGAAGGACTGAACAAGAAACTCTATGGCTTAAGACAAGGAGAACTTGTCACCTTTACTGGTGGAACTGGCTTGGGTAAATCAAGTGTAACTAGAGAACTAGAACACTGGCTCATAAAAGAGACAGACGATAACGTAGGTATCATTGCCTTAGAGGAAGATCCTAACAGAACTATCAGTGGTATCTTATCTATAGAGGCGAATGCTAGGTTGTATATCGACCAAGAACTAGAGAAGTTTTCACAAGAAGAGATTGATAAGTACTTCGATATTCTTTACAACGGAGAGAATGAGAATCGTGTATGGATTCATGCACATTTTGGTACGAACTCTATCGAAGAGATCTTCTCTAAGTTAAGATATATGATCGTAGGTTGCGGATGTAAGTGGGTAATTGTAGATCACCTTCATATGTTAGTATCAGCCACGATAGAAGGTGATGAACGTAGAGCAATCGATGCTATAATGACTAAGCTCAGATCAATCTGTGAAGAGACTGGTGCTGGTCTTATACTGGTGTCACACCTTAGACGAGTAGATGGTAACAAAGGACACGAGAATGGAATACAAGTGAACCTAAGTCACTTGAGAGGTTCTCAAAGTATAGCACAGCTATCAGATTGCGTCATAGGATTGGAACGAAATCAACAATCAGACGATCCAGACGAAGCTAACACTACGCTCTTGAGAGTATTGAAATCCAGGTACACTGGTGATGTAGGTTTAGCTAGTAGATTACTATATGATAGAGAAACTGGAAGGTTAAATGAAATACCTTCTGAAGATTACGAAGATGATAACAACGATTTAGAGTTTAATGATTATGCCTAGTTTAGTATTTGACATAGAGACAGATGATCTCAAAGCTACTAAAGTTTGGTGTATTGTCGCTCAAGATTCTGACTCTGGTCAGATATATAAGTTTGCTCCTCACCAACTGGAGTCAGGTCTTGAGTTACTTAAATCGGCAGACACATTAATCGGACACAATATAGTAGGCTTTGATATACCAGTCATAAAGAAATTATTAGGTGTAGATCTAACCAATAAAAAACTGGTAGATACTCTGGTCTTATCTCGTTTACTTAGACCAGTCAGAGAAGGTGGCCACAGTTTAAATATGTGGGGATATATTCTCAAGTATCCTAAGATAGGCTTTGAAGATTTTGCAACCTATAGTTCAAAGATGTTAGAGTATTGTGTTAAAGATGTACAACTTAACAAGTTAGTACTTGAAGCATTACGTAAAGAAGCTCAAGGATTCTCTAAAGAATCTATTGTTTTGGAACACTCTGTAGCTGCTATAATGAAGAGACAAGAAGAAGATGGTTTTGGATTTGACGGATCTAAAGCTGAGAAACTTCTTGCTAGTCTTTATAAAAGGATGGGTGAAGTTGAGGATGAAGTACACGAGACTTTCAAACCTAAGATCATGCGAGAAGAAATAATACCACAACATACAAAGACTGGTGCGCTTTCTAAACTTGGACTTAACCTAGATACAAGAAAGAAAGTACATCTAACAATAGACGAGCAGATAGAATTTGCTGAAGGTAAAGAAAAGATTATAAGAGAACATGAAGAACCTTTTAACTTAGGATCAAGAAAACAAATTGGTGAGTACTTACAAGACTTTGGTTGGAAGCCTAAGAAATTTACACCTACTGGACAGCCAGTAGTAGACGAGAAAATATTAGGTCGCATAAAAGATATTTCAGAAGCTCAGTTAATTGGTGAGTTTCTATTACTACAGAAACGAATTGCACAGATCGAATCCTGGATTAATGCAGTCGAAGATGACAGTAGAGTACATGGGTTCGTGATACCTAACGGCACGATCACTGGTCGTATGAGCCATAGGTCACCTAACATGGCACAAGTACCGTCAGTTAAGAGTCCTTATGGTGTTGAATGCAGAGAATGTTGGACAGTAAACAAAGGATATAAATTAGTAGGCATTGATGCTTCAAGTTTGGAGTTAAGAATATTAGCACATTATATGAACGATGCTGAATTTACAAAGGAGATAATACATGGAGACATCCATACCAGAAACAAAGAACTTGCAGGACTTCAATCAAGAAATCAGGCGAAGACTTTCATCTATGCACTCTTGTACGGAGCAGGAAATAAAAAGATTGGCCAAGTGGTTGGTGGAAGCGAAGCAGATGGCAAGAGACTTAGAGAACGCTACTTTACTAATCAACCAACATTTAAGGCAATTCGAGATAGAGTTACAAAAGCAGCAACGAAAGGTTTCCTCAAAGGACTTGATGGAAGAAGGATATATATAAGAAACGCTCACGCTTCTTTGAATAGTTTATTACAAGGTGGTGGTGCTATAGTAATGAAGAAAGCACTAGTGTTATTAGATGCTAATGCTAAAGAAGAAGGTTTAGACTATAAGTTTGTTGCCAACATACATGATGAATGGCAAGTCGAAGTCAAGACCGAACACGCTGAAGAGTTTGGAAAACTTGCAGTACAAGCACTTAAAGATGCTGGTACTTATTATAATATGCACTGTCCTTTAGATGGTGAATACAAAATAGGAGATAATTGGAGTGAAACACACTAAAGTTTGTAGAGTTTGTAAAGAAGAAAAAGATATTGATTCTTTTTATTTAAGATTAGATGTTAATAGCTACAGAACAGAATGTAGATCTTGTCAGTCTGGAAAGAGAACAGAAAACTCAAGAAAGATAGGATCAAATGATCATATTAGAGTCTTATTAAGAGATGCTAGATATAGAGCAAAGAAAAGAAATATAAAATTTACTCTAACTAAAGAAGAATTAAAAAAATTGGTTACAGATACTTGTCCTATACTAGGCATGAAACTTAAAATAGGTATGGATAATTGGCAAAATTCACCTAGTTTAGATAGGATAGATAATGACAAAGGCTACACAAAAGGAAATGTTATTATGGTATCTCACATGGCAAACTCAATTAAGAACCAAGCAACACCAGATCAAATACAAAAGGTCGCAACCTTTTATAAAAAATTATATAAAGAAAGAGGAATAGCTTATGGCTAAGAAGAAAAAAACATTAGATACTTTAGTACAAGATATATACGACAAACTTGACACCCTTACAGAAGGACAATCATTAGGAGTTTCAGAAGAAACAGCCACAGCTTTCGGTGAGGCAATGAAACAAGCATTACTTGGTTGGTCTGGAGAACATCCTATTAACAAACCTACCTTGAGAATGTCAAACGTAGGTAAACCTAACCGTCAGTTATGGTACGACATGAAAGCTACAGATCAGAAAAATTCTTTCTCTGCTGCAACACAGATTAAGTTTTTATATGGTCATATCCTGGAAGAAGTTGTTTTATTCTTGGCTCGTTTAGCAGGACACGAAGTAACTGACGAACAAAAGGAAGTTAAAGTACAAGGTATTAAAGGCCACATGGATTGTAAGATTGATGGTGAAGTAGTAGATGTTAAGACAGCTTCAGGTTTTGCATTCAAGAAATTCAAAGACGGCACACTAGCTGATGATGATCCATTTGGTTACATGGCACAGATAGCAGGTTATGAAGCTGCTGAAGGTACAGAACATGGTGGATTCCTTACTCTTAATAAAGAAAGTGGAGAACTTGCTTTGTTTAGACCACAAGAATTAGATAAACCAAATATTGAACAAAGGATAAAGACTTTAAAGAAACAAATTAAACAAGATACTCCACCTGAGAAATGCTACGACACTGTTCCAGAAGGAACTTCAGGTAACATGAAGATTGCTAGACCTTGTGTATACTGTAGACATAAGTTTGTTTGTCACGCAGATGCTAACGATGGTAAAGGTTTAAGAGTATTTAAATATTCTAAGAAACTTGAGTACTTGACAAATGTTGTAAAACTTCCACGAGTTAGAGAGGTAACAAATGAATGGAAGAAAAGCTAAAAGACTTAGGAAACGTGGTAAAGAATTACTAGTTGAGTGGTTGTATTCAGTCATACCTAACGAAGAAGATAAACAACAGATCAACGTGAACAATATCGAAGAGTATTTATCTGATCAGACTCACATATATACGAATAGGAAATTTTTACTCAGTGCTTATTCTTTAAAATGGATATATAAAAAGGTAAAAAGAAATCCCGATTTAACCTTAGAACAATTAAATAAAGAATTACAATGATGACAATAAACGAAGAGAAAAATTTTTTAGAAATAGATGTTGATGCTATTCCTTTAGATGAATTAATCATAGCCATAGGTGGAGTTCTATTTTCTGGAGCAGAGCTACAAGAGATAGATACTATCTTATTAAATAAACTAAGAGATCTTTTAAAGACTGAAGTTAATTTAAGAGAACTAGGAATGGATATGCCAACAGATGAGACAAGACATTAGTTATGAAAAGAAAACCAAGAAAACGTAGACCAATTGAAAAAGGACTACCAAAAGGATATGACTCTAAGTGGGAGTACGACCTACACCAGGAAGAACTACAACATTGGGAACACCATAAAGGAATCATAGAGTATAGTATTCCACACAAGTACCATCCTGATTTTATAAGAGTACTTGATGATAAAATAATATACTTAGAGGCCAAAGGCAGGTTTTGGGATTACGCTGAATATAATAAATACAAATGGATTAAAAAGATATTACCTGATGATTGTGAGTTAGTCTTTTTATTCTCTAATCCTTCAGCACCTATGCCAGGAGCAAAGAGAAGAAGAGATGGAACTAAACGAAGTCACGCTGAATGGGCCTCAAAGAATGGATTCAGATGGTATAGCACAGAGAGTTTACCTAAAAATTGGAGAGAAGAATGAATTATAAAAAGTTATTATATTTTACACTAGGATTCACTATTATATTTAATGGTTTATTTTTAGTAGATATAGCATCATTACCATTAAAAGATGATCTATATTTGTTGGGTTATCTAGGATATTTAAATCAATTCTTTTCATTAGATGCAAAGATTTCTATAATGCAAACAGCATTTAGTTCTTTGTTTTTCTTTTCAGGTTTTGTTTTAATATATAAAGGAGTATCTTAAATGGCTAAAATGATTTACTACAACGAGGAAGAAATGAAAGACTTAGTTAACCATCCACCACATTATAACAAAGGCGGTATAGAATGTATAGATGCTATCGAAGCTATGCTTACACACGAAGAATTTGTAGGATACCTACGCGGCAACTCTTTGAAATATCGCTGGAGATTTAAATACAAGAACGGAATACAAGATTTGGAGAAAGCAGAATGGTACGAGAAAAAATTGATGGGAGTTTTAAAAGATGAAGAACGAGACTAAATTACCAACTCAATATCAAGAGTTCATACATCTAAGCAGGTATGCCAGATGGAATGAAGAACTTAACAGACGAGAGACTTGGCAAGAGACAGTCACGAGATACTTTGACTTTATGCAAGAACACTTAAAGAAGAATAACGATACAGATATATCAGACATGAGACCACAGTTAGAACAAGCTGTGCTTAACTTGGACATAATGCCGAGTATGAGAGCCTTAATGTCAGCAGGTAAGGCATTAGAACGCGACAACGTAGCTGGATTTAACTGTAGTTATGTTGCTGTTGATACACCAAGAGCCTTTGATGAAACACTTTACATACTTATGTGCGGCACAGGTGTTGGGTTCAGTGTAGAACGACAGTATATTAATAAACTTCCTGATCTACCAGAAGATTTACACCCAACAGATACTATAATTAAGGTAGCTGACTCAAAGATTGGATGGGCAAAAGCATATAAAGAATTACTGTCGTTGCTGTATGCAGGACAAATACCTCAATGCGATCTAAGTAATGTTAGACCACAAGGAGCAAGACTTAAAACATTTGGTGGTCGTGCCAGTGGTCCAGCACCTTTAGATGACCTCATTCATTTTACTATTAATATATTTAAAGATGCTATCTCTAAAGGACAAAAGAAATTAGTATCAATAGACTGCCATGATTTGATGTGTAAGATAGCAGAGGTTGTTGTAGTGGGTGGTGTTAGACGTAGTGCTTTAATCTCACTCAGCAATCTCTCAGATGAAAGAATGAGAAACGCTAAGTCTGGTTCCTGGTGGGAACACAGTCAACACAGAGCGTTGTCCAACAACTCTGTAGCTTATACAGACTCATCAGAAATGGGAGCTTTCATGCGTGAATGGTTGTCGTTGTATGAATCTAAAAGTGGAGAGCGTGGTATTTTTAATCGCCAGGCAGCCGAAGAACAAGCAGCTAAGAATGGAAGACGAGAAGAATACAAAGACTTTGGATGTAATCCTTGTAGCGAAATCATACTACGTAATAAACAGTTCTGTAATTTAACAGAGGTTGTTGTAAGACCTGATGATACTTGGAAAGACTTAGAAAATAAAGTAGAATTAGCTACTATTCTCGGCACATTCCAAGCAACCTTAACGAACTTTAGATACTTAACAAAAGCATGGCGAACTAATACAGAAGAAGAAGCACTACTAGGTGTCTCTCTTACTGGTATTATGGACAATACTAACATGGTTAAAGGAAATAATTTATCAAAGAGATTAGAAGCTTTGAAAAAGAGAGCCGTTATAATTAACGAAGGTTGGTCAGCTAACTTAGGTATTAAACAATCAGTCGCTATTACTTGTGTTAAACCAAGCGGAACAGTAAGTCAGTTGGTTGATAGTGCGTCAGGTATCCATACTAGACATAGTGAATATTATCTAAGAACTGTCCGCGCTGATAAGAAAGATCCACTTGCTCAGTTGATGGTAGATCAAGGAGTCTATCACGAAGACGATATAACTAAACCAGAACACACTTTAGTATTCTATTTTCCTATTAAGTCACCAAGCAAATCTTTAACAAGAATAGATCTATCAGCTATAGAACACTTGGAAATTTGGAAAATATATCAAGATAGTTGGTGTGAACATAAACCTTCAGCTACTATCTCAGTTAGAGAAACTGAATGGTTAAGAGTTGGTTCTTGGGTGTGGGATAATTTTGATAAGATCTCAGGTGTTTCGTTCCTTCCTTATGCAGATCACTCCTATCAACAAGCGCCTTACCAAGAGATAACTGCTAAAGAATATAAACAGTGGTTAAAGAAAACAACAGACAGTGTA